GGCCCGATCTTGTGACAATAAACGCGCCGCCAGGCGCAACAATCCGACATGAATGTCGGTGGCCCGAAAGGGACACACCAGGGCCGAAGGCCCAAAGCACAGTTCCTATACTTGATGTAACTGTGCTAGGTGACACCATCGTCACCTAAACCAACGTTTACAAAACGTTACAAAACTCATACAGTCACCCCTAGGTGACCAAAAACTAATCAACTAATATTCGGAGCATGAAAAATGAAACGAAACTCAATGAGCCGAAGCTCATCAAAAGCGAACTTCAGCCGGGGTACCCGGGTGAACAAGAAAAACCTACGTCCGACGACTATGAGAGGCGGCGGCCGGTTGTAACACTAGTACGGATGTCAAAATTTGACTTCCATTCAACCCTGCTACTCTCATTCGCAATAGTAGCGCTCTACATCATCTTCCACGCGATATGAGAGAACGCAATGCCATGTTTCAAACCCTTGCAGGCCTGGCGAACTACAGAAAACACTGTGAACGGCAAGAAAAAGATTGCCTTCAAAAGATCAGGAACAACGACTACACCCCTACTCCTGCCGTGCAATCAGTGTATCGGCTGCAGATTGGACCGGAGCCTATTATGGGCTACACGCTGCATCCACGAATCTCAGATGCACGATCAAAATTCTTTTATCACGCTAACCTATGCGCCAGAACACCTGCCTACGGATGGATCACTCATAAAATGGCATTTCCAAGATTTCATGAAAAGATTACGCAAATCACGATTTCCTCAGACAATCAGGTATTTCATGTGTGCGGAATATGGGGAGAACTTCTCACGCCCCCACTTTCATGCATGCCTTTTCGGGGTAGACTTCCCCGACAAAGACCCGATCAGAGAACAAGAGGGAATTATTCTCTACAACTCACCGACCCTTGATAAAATCTGGGGAAAAGGCTTCACGTCGATCGGAGACGTGACCTTCGAGACTGCTGCTTATACCGCACGTTACATAACTAAGAAGATTACCGGTGAGCAGAGCAAAGACCACTATCAAACTACTTGTGAACATACTGGAAACCTCATCAACTTGGAGCCAGAATACACAAACATGTCATTGAAGCCGGGAATCGGCGCAAACTGGCTAGAAAAGTATAAATCAGACGTTTATCCGTCTGATTTCATCATACACAAAAACAAAAAGATAAAGGTACCCAGGTATTACGATAAAATAATGGAACTCGAGGGCGGAGACATCGAGACCATAAAGAAATTAAGGAAGATAAACGCTGCAAAGCACATGGAAGACAATACTCCCGAACGGTTGGCCGTCCGGGAGCAAGTAAAAATACATCAATTTAGACAACTCAAACGGAGCTACGAAACAAATGATACATAAAATCTACTCAGTATTCGACTCAAAAGCAGAAAGCTACACCCCACCCTTTGTCGATAATGCCGAAGGCCGGGCCCTTCGCACCTTTGCAGATTGCTGCAACGACCAGGGGCATCAATTCGGAAAACACCCCGAAGACTACACACTTTTCTGCCTAGGCGAATTCAACGACGACACTGGCGCAATCGACCAGGATAAAATAAGATCGATTGCAACTGGCCACACAATCCTAGAGGCAAAATAAATGCAATCCATATCACAAAAAGATTTCGCCAAAATACCGGCACCACAGATCGCAAGATCATCGTTTGACCGTTCAAACGGATTCAAAACAACATTCGACGCCGGTGACCTAATACCCATCTTCTACGATGAAGCTTTACCAGGCGATACGTTCAATATGAACGCTGCATTTTTTGCCCGCCTCAACACGCCAATCGTCCCGATAATGGACAACATGTATTTTCAAACATTCTTTTTCGAAGTTCCGGTTCGACAACTTTGGACAAACTGGAAGAAATTCAACGGAGAACAAACAAACCCGGATGATTCAACGGATTTCATAATCCCACAATTGTCATCGCCAGCTGGCGGATGGACAGAGGGATCGCTCGGCGATTTTTTCGGGCTTCCAACTGACGTAGACATAACAACGAGCGCGTTACCATTCAGAGCATACAACCATATTTATTCAGAATGGTTTCGCGATCAGAATTTACAGAATTCAGCCAGTCGAGTAGTAGGAGACGGCCCGGACGACACGGTTTGGTACCCACTTCGGCAGCGTGGAAAAAGACACGACTATTTCACGAGCGCTTTGCCTTGGCCTCAAAAATCGGATTCCGGCGCTGTCACAATACCGTTAGGAACAACCGCCCCGGTAATTACCGACAACACGCCACCAGGCGTAGAACAAGAATCCAACCAAGCCTATGGTGGTGTTCTTCAAACAGTTAACGGACAAACTGATATACATATCAGCGGCGGACCAGCACCAGGAGTCGATTCTCTGGTCTGGCGAAACACAGGTATGCAGGCCGACCTCACCGAAGCAACCGCGGCAACAATCAATCAATTACGTCAATCCATCGCGGTTCAGCGATTGTTCGAAAAAGACGCACGCGGCGGCACCAGGTACATCGAGGTCATCAAAAGTCACTTTGGAGTGACATCACCCGACCTTCGACTGCAACGACCTGGTTACCTGGGCGGCGGACGCACGACAATTAACATTTCACCAGTCGCGCAAACTCAAGCATCTGCCGAAACAACGGCAACACCACAAGGAAACTTGGCCGCTGTCGGTACAATGTCCGCAAATGGACACGGCTTCACGAAATCGTTTACCGAACACACAATAATAATCGGCCTTGCTTGCGTATACGCCGATTTAACCTATCAACGCGGAATCGAACGCTCATGGTCAAGAAAGACCAGGTTCGACTTCTATTGGCCCGAGCTAGCCCAAATTGGTGAGCAAGAAATTCTCAACAAGGAAATATTTGCGCAGGGAACCGCAGCGGATGATGACGTTTTCGGGTACCAGGAACGATTCGCCGAATACCGTTATAAGCCCAGTTTGATCACGGGCAGATTTCGATCAACGTCGGCCCAATCGCTTGACGTCTGGCATCTGTCACAGGATTTCCAAACTCTTCCAGTACTGGGAGACACATTTATTAAGGAAAATCCACCAGTCGATCGAGTAGTAGCAGTCAACACCGAACCGCAATTTAAACTAGACGCACATTTCAGTCTGAAATGCGCACGCCCCATGCCGATGTACGGCATTCCTGGACTTACGAGGATTTAACTATGCTCGGTGCACTACTCGGAGGCGCAGCGATCGGTGGACTATCCAACCTGATCGGCGCAAAACAGCAACAATCATCCTCGCAACGAATGGCACGTGAACAAATGGACTTTCAGGAACGAATGTCCAGCACTGCGCACCAGCGAGCAATGGCCGACTTGAAAACCGCCGGCCTTAACCCAATTCTTGCGGCACAAAGCCCGGCGAGCTCGCCGGGCGGAGCAATGGGCCAGGCGCAGAACGTACTCGGCGCCGGAGCAACCGGCGCAATCGCCGCGGCCCAGGCATCCGCAGGAATTAAAAACATGGAGGCGAACACTGCAAAAACTACCGCCGACACCAATACCGTAGAAGAGATCATTTCGAACCTCGACTCACTCGGGTATCCCAAAAAACTATCCCGAGAACTAGCGGCTAATGCCGCAAAAAGAATAGTGGCACCCTTCGGGATCCAACTCCCAGAATATTCACGATACACAAAGGGAGCATCCTTGAGCGGACCAACCGGAAAATCAAAAAAATCCGGTATAACCTTCAAAGGTACAAAAGGACCTCCACACTTCGATTGGAAAAATCACAACGAAGAATCAAAAGAATCACGCTCTTATTTCAGCAAACGGAGAAACAAATGAAAAAGCGACCACACTCAATCACATTCGATCCGGCCGAAGGCATGACAAAACAGTCATTCAAGGACGAATGCAACATCAACAAAATTATGGCGAAATTCCAACGGACGGGAGTCCTGAATCACTACGCCAAACACCAACACCAATATGGCGATATACCCGCCATACAATACGCGGACGCCCTCAACATCATCGCGGACGCCAACTCAATGTTCGAAGAACTACCCTCAACCGTTCGAGCTCAATTCGAGAACGACCCGGCAAAATTCCTTGAATTTGCCGAAAATCCAGACAATCTGGATAAAATGCGAGACTTAGGGCTCGCTATCCCAGCGTCACCCGACGCACCTGAAGCCCCTCCTAAGGCCTCAAAACCAAAAACAAAGGGCGAGGGGGCCTCAATAGAAACGACAGCGGAGTGACCTTCTGTAGGCTCCCCTTCCCCTTGTCAAACAAGTCAGTAATCTATACGTCCAACAGGCCCATTACACTAGGGCTTCTAAAACAACCTACCCACAGGGCGCCATAGGGGCGCCCTCAACCCCTTCAAATCAACTCCCAGAGAAAGAACAAGCGCCGTAGAGCGAATCCCCTTTAGG